CCAATTTTAGAAGCAGTAGGTGCTCAAGGTAAATCATTATTAATAATTGCTGAAGATATAGATAATGAAGCATTAGCTACTCTTATTGTTAATAAAATGAGAGGTACATTAAGTGTTTGTGCTGTAAAAGCTCCTGATTTTGGAGATAGAAGAAAGTTAATTCTAGAAGATATAGCTATTACTACTGGTGGTACTGTATTTAGTAAAGATAAAGGAATGAAACTTGATAAATTTAGTTGGGATTGGTTTGGTGAAGCTAGAGTAGTTACTATAGAAAAAGAACAAACTACAATAGTTGATGGTAAAGGAGATATTGAAACAATTGAATCGCGTATTGAAGAAATACAAGCTCAAGTTACAAAATCTAAAACACCATATGAAACTGAACAATTACAAAATAGATTAGCTAAATTTGTAGGTGGAGTTGCAATAATCCATGTAGGTGGTTATACTGAAACAGAAATGAATGAAAGAAAAGATAGGGTTGATGATGCTTTACATGCAACAAAAGCTGCTATTGAAGAAGGAATATTACCAGGAGGTGGAGTTGCTTTACTTTATGCAAGAGAAGATATAAATGTAAACAATGAAGGTGCAAAAATTGTTTATAAAGCATGTGGAAAACCATTTGAACAAATATTACTTAATGCTGGTTATGATTCAACTGAAGCACAATTACTAGGTAAATATAAACTAGTAGATTCAGGTAATGATCATTGGGCAGGAATTCATATAGATGAAGGAAAAGTAATAGATTATAAAGAAGCAGGTATAATTGATCCTACTAAAGTAACCAGATTAGCATTACAAAATGCATCTTCAGTTGCTGGAACAGTATTACTTACTGAATGTACTATTATTGAAGATAAAGATTCCGATGAATTTAAAGAAAGAGGACATGAAAATAATGCAGTTCCTCAACCAGGATTTGGAGGTTAACAAATAATTTCGTATATTATAGTATGGCAAAAAAGAAGGTTATAGAAGAGAATATTTTAATTGCTCGCAGAGTACCACCTGGTGATAAATGGAGATTAATCGCTAATGAACCAGATGGTGCTATCCATAAAACGCTTACTGATACCTTAGAAGCTTATATGGTAAAGACTGGCTTTAAAGGGGAGTATAGATTGGCTCCCCTTAAAAGTGAGTTATATGCTATTTCTACAACTGAAGAAGAAGTAAAAGCTGAACCAATTAAACAATATTCGATTTATGGAGAATACTAATCATAGCTTACTAGTAGAAAAATACAGACCAGTAAAATTAAAAGATTATGTTGGTAATGAGAGTTTAAAATCCTCCATTGCATCCCAATTATATAATAATGATATTCAAAATTTTATATTTTATGGACCAGCTGGTACAGGTAAAACTACATTAGCAAAATTAATAATTAAAAATTTAGATTGTGATCACATTTATATTAACGCTTCTGACGAGCGTGGGATCGAAACTATTAGGGATAAAGTCTCTAGTTTCGCATCGGTTGCTTCATTTAAGCCCCTCAAGGTTGTTATCTTGGACGAGGCGGATTTTCTTACGATTCAAGCGCAAGCATCGCTCCGAAACATAATAGAAACATTTTCTAGAACTACAAGATTTATTTTAACTTGTAATTATGTAGAAAGAATTATAGATCCTCTACAATCTAGATGTCAAGTACTTAAAGTAGTTCCACCAAATAAAAAGCAAGTTGCTTATCATTTATCTTGGATTATGGATTTAGAAAAAATTGTATTTGATATGGATAGTTTAGGTGCCATAGTATTACAGTTTTATCCTGATTTAAGAAAATGCATTAATGCAATTCAAGCTAATACAGTTAATAATGAACTTAAATTAGATAAATCACTTTTAGTTTCATCTAAATACATATATGAAGTAATAGATGAATTAGGTAAATCAAAACCAAATTTTAAAAATATTAGACAAATAATTGCTAATGCTAATACAGATGATTATGAAGATTTATTTAGATCTTTATATGAAAGCGCAAGTAAATATATGCCTGGTAAAGAAGGTACAGTAGCTATGTTAGTTAATGACCATCAATATAAAGCTAATTTCCGAATTGATAAGGAAATTAATATAATGAGTTTAATCAATAATTTAATCAATAATAAATAAATATGAAAGCAGGAAACGCCGGAGGTCAACAACCTCAACAACCCCAAGTAAATGTAGATTTAAAAGCTACTAAAGGAGTTATTAACTCTAAGGGAACAAACATTTGGAAATCATCAGTTATTCTTAGAAAAATTTCTAAGTATGTAGCTGGTACTGATAATGATGCAATTATGCCAATTCCAGTCTTTATAGATCCCTATAATGACAAAATATTAGCTGATGGGTTACCACCAGAATTAAGAGAGGAATTAGCAGACGAAAGCGTTTTATCTGAAAAATAATATGATTAAAAATGTTTGGGATTGGTTAAAACAGATTAATTCTATTAAAGCCAATCCTTCATCATTTTCAGATAAAGACTGGGAACTTTGGAATAGTTATATGATTCATAGATTTATGTCTATGAATGTAGACTATTTAGATTTAGTTAATGAGGCACAAAGAATAAACCCTCAAAATAAAGAAGAAATATACTCAATTTATAGAGAATATATTCCAAAAAATAATAAATGGAATAAATATATTAAGTCTAATATTAAAAAACACAATGATGAGTTACTTAATCATTTAAGCAGTTATTGGGAATGTTCAAAAACTGAAGTAAAAGAATATTTAGATTTTTTGGGGAATGACGAAGTCCTTCGTATATTGATGAGTATAGGATTAGAAAAAAAACAAATAAAACCCTTATTAAAATGAACGAAAAATTATATCAAATGCTCCATTCAGCTGCAACAGCGGATAAAGCAAAAGCACTATTAAGTATTGATCTATTATCAAATAACCCAGTAGGGATTGGTGATCACACAACAGAAGATTTTTATAAAAATGCTCAAGAAGCATTAAAAACTTTTGCGGGCGCACATGAAAGATTAGAGATATTAGAAAAATATTTCCAACCAGGAAAACAAGTTATATAGATGGGAGATTCAGTAAAAAAACATTTTGAATTAGTTAGCGAAGCAGAATTTGATGCTACAGCCGCAACTGCAATGGCTACTTCTGCAGCTAAAAAAATTGAAAAAGAAAATATTATTGCTGGTTTAGGAGTAATCGAAGTATTTGAAACATCATACCCAGAATTATCTAAGGAATTTAAACAAATACAAGGTGAAATGTATGAGATGTTTGCTCGTAAGCATATGGATTATGGTTTAAATAATATTGCCTTGGGTGGTGATTTAAAAGATGAAGCAGATAAGAAATTTTCACTTACTGGTTTATGTATTAGATTAACTGATAAAATTTAAAGGTTAAAAAATCTTCTTAGTAATGGTAAAAATTATGTTAAAGGAGAAGGAATGGAAGATACGTTTATTGATATAGCTAATTATGGAATAATTGGTTTATTAGTAGGACGTGATAAATGGAAAAAATAAATTTTGCCTAAAAAACTACCTCATATTGTAAAGGAGATTAAAAATAATCCTCCTCAAGAGATAAACTTTGCTTTTCAAAAGAATATATCTTATTCTCAAATGTCTATTTTTAGAGGATGCCCTCATAGGTGGAAGTTACAATATAAAGATAAAATTAAAAGATTTACTTCTTCTATTCATACTGTATTTGGAACAGCAGTTCATGAAGCAATGCAACATTATTTAGATATAGCATATGATAAATCATTTGCGGCTGCTGATAGAGAAATAGATATTAAAGAATATTTTCAAGAAAAATTTATTGGTGAATATCAAACCCAATATAAAAAAAATAATAATTCCCATTTTTCAGATGCAGTTGAAATGAGGGAATTTTTTGAAGATGGGGTAGCTATATTAGATTGGTTTAAAAAAAAACGTAGCAGATATTTTAGTAAAAAAGGTACTTATTTAGTAGGTTGTGAAGTACCAATTGTAATCGCGCCAAATAAAATGTATAATAACGTATTATATATGGGGTACTTAGATGTTGTAACATACCATGAAGCAACAGAGACATTTAAGATAATCGACATAAAAACCAGTACTAAAGGATGGAATAAATTTGCTAAA